ACTCTCCATCAGAAAGCATAGCTGGTATAGAATCAGATGTACCTGTTCCTGGACCACTTACGTTTCCTCCAGGCTCAAAATGTTTAATGTATCCGCCAGCTGCTGCATGAACACGGAATTGAAGAACGCCTGTATCTTTATCTATCTTCGTAATTATAATAGATCCAGTAGTTTTTGGTTTTGTTATATCATTTGTTATAATCGCAGGTATGTCTCCATATGGACCAATGTGAACTACCTTACCAACAGTATAGCCTGCGCCTCCCTTTTTAAACTTGCTTAGTTTTTCTGAAAAAACTCCTTCTTCTAGCATTACTCTCTTGCCAGTTTTTGGATCTACTACTGTTTGGTTTACTGTTGGACCACCAACTCTATTAACGTTTGGTGGTGCTGGGGTAGATGGAAAAGGTTGTCCAGAACGGTTTCGTCTTGCTCTTGGTGCATTACTATCAGGAGTGAACCCAAACCCACCTTGGCTATTAATGGCATCTACTATGCTGGCTGCTGCTTTGTTATTTGCTTCTATTTGATTAGAAGATGCTTTCTCCATAGCAGCAACTAGATCAGCACTTCTTAATTCAAGAAGATCTATTTGTGCTTGTAGATCGTCAGATTGTTCTTGGAGCTTGGACTTTTCTTCTTCTTGATTATACTCTATAGTGTTTTGATTTTTTTCTTGCAATAGGTTAGCTGCTTCAATATAATTTCCTCTTGCTTTTGCTTCAACAATTTGTGCATCTAAATCTCTTTGTTTATTTAAATAATCATTTTGTCTTTTAATTTGATTAGTTATTTTTTCTTGTTGTTTAATTTGATTATCTACAATTTTTTTCTTTTTCTTTAAAAGATCAATTTGTTTCTTTAGCCCATTAGATTCTTCTTCTTGAGATTTATAAGCTTTTGTTTTAGTTACATCAGGTTTATCTGTGCTTGGAAATAATTTATCTTTATTATCTTCAAGCCATTTTTCTGCTTTTTTAACTAATTCTGCTGCAGTAGTTTTTGAAGTAAGGTTTCTATCAGCAAATCCTCTTGCTGCTGCCTGAATAAGAAAAGATATTTGTGATCCTGTTAGACCAGGAATTTGTTCAAGAACCTTTACGCTACCAGCTAAGTCTTTTCTTCCTATTAATAAATATGCCTGATACATTGTTGTTAATGCTGCTGCGCCAGAGATTCCAGAAGCAGCAATGCCATCTATTATTGTTCTCATCTGTTCTAATGAAGAAGCATTAGCAGCAGCACCTGTTAACTGAATTAAGCTATTGCCTAAATCTACAGAGCTTCCTGTAGCATTCTTTAACATTATGGATATTGCTTGAACTTGACTTGTAAATTTTACAAAAGTATTTCCAACCATAGACATTTTACCAGCAGATGCTAGTAGCAAATCAAGTTGTTTTTGAGCTTGTTCTGGCTTAAGTTGTCCAATTGCAACTTGTGTTGCAATAAATGCGTTTGCTATTTTAATAATTTTTTCTGGATCGTTTTCTTTTTCTAATCCTTCAACTAAATCTCTTAATGGATTATTTTCTGGAAGAGATTCAATTAGGGCTATAAATCTAGATAGTTCTTCATTTGTGTAACCAAATGATTTACCAGCATTTCCTGCTGCTGCATCAAGTGTTGTTATTGAACTTGTAAGTGATCCTACTTTAATAGTTGTATCAACAACTGCATTACCAAAAAATGTTGCAACGTCAGCACTTGACTTAAATACTGCTTCATTCATTGCCTTTAATTGCTTTTGCTTTTCTATTAATCCAGCAATAGCAGTTGATACTAATCCTATTGCAGCGCCTGCTGCTTGACCATATGGTCCAAACATCATTCCAAGGTTTGCTCCTGCAAGTGCTCCCTGTGCCATACCCTTTCCAGCAAAATCTGGTAGCATTGAAAGCCCCATGTTTGCTCCAAGAAGCCCCATTCCGCCACCAAATGAATTCATTCTGTTTCCTACAGATTTTACTCTGCCTACAGCTGTTGCTTTTGCTTGTCTTCTAGATTCTCTGCGAGATTCTGATTCTGTTAATGGTGCAACTATTGATAGCTGGCTTGTTCCTGTTGGCACTACTGGACCTATTGGTGCTGGCCCTTGTGCTCTTGTTGCAACACGACGTGGTTTTCCACTTTGTGTCATCTGCTTCTTTTTTGCATCCTCATATGCAATTGCATCTTCTTTACCATGCTTAGCAGCTAATGGATGTGGACTGCCTCTATCTAGGCTTGCAACATAAGGATCTTTAACTGATTCTTTGACACCCTTTTCGTATGCCTTGCCATCTTTCTTGCCTCTGTCTATAATTTTTGCTGCTGATGCAACTGCACCAGATCTTCTTGGATCTGCTTGAAGTGTTGATATGTCTTCTTGTATTGGACCATATACGTGACCCATCTGTAAGTTTTTAGCTGAAGTTTCTGTTTTTCTTTCAAATAGTCTTTTTGCTCCTGGACGTATTGCAGTATAAGATCTAAACCCAGCTAACCTTGCTTTAAATGCTCCACGACGTGCTCTATTTGGAGTAGTTCCTCCAGCCTCTCTAGAGTCTGTAGGTATTGTTCCATACTCATCTCTTTCAAGACCAAAGGTTTTTCTAACAACACTTCTTTCTGATTCTGACTTAATAGTATCAACTTGCTCTGCTACATGTTTTCCAGCAGATGACCAAGCCTTTTGCATTCTTTCATTTTCGTCCTTGATATCTGCAAATGTTTCAGTATATTCGCTGTTAAGCTTGTCAACAAAATTTGTTGTAATATCTTTATACTCATCATAAATACTGTCAAAGCTTCCAGAATCAATTTGTCCCTGTGTTGGAGCAATCCCTCTTGCTTCTCCAATTCTTAAAGCAAGTGGTGCCAAAACATTTGGAACTCCAGTTCTTCCAGATCTTTGACCCATATTTTCTGCTGCATCTTGAAGTCTTAGTGCATACTCTGGGTACATAGAAACTTGTCCTGGTTTTCCAAATTCATATCCAGGAATACTGTCTGCAATCATTCCATTAATTAATGAACCATACTTCTTGCTCATCTTTGTTGGAATTACTGTTTCTCCAGGCATTAAGAGTGCTAGTTCTGAATCTTTATTTCCTGTACCGCCAACAACTGCTGGCTTACCCTCTGCTCTCTTTGTTATCGGACCCCTGACCATTGGTCTAGCAGATGGAACAAATTGAGCCTGAGCAGCAATAGATCTTTGATATGCTCTTGTAAGAGCATCAACTGCAGATGCCTCTGCAGTAAATGTTTGTGCAAGAGTTCTGTGTACTTGATCAAGAGATGCTGCTACCGCTGCTGCATTTCTTTGCTCAAGTGTCATATATTTAACTTCGGTGCCCAAAGTTGCAGATGATTGCCCAGTCTTATTAAACAGGGTTTTCATAAATGTAAAGCCCTTAATTATGTTTGCTACACCATTTGCAAGCAAACCAAATGTCATAAGAAGTACTGGTCCAAGTCCAGCTACTACTGCTGTTAAAGTAATTATTATTTTTTTAGTACCTGCTCCAAGATTATTAAAACCATCTAAAATTTTTGTAACAAACTCAGCAATTGGAGTTACGGCCTTTAAAAATTCTTCTCCTACTGGCACTAATGCTAGCTTTAGATTTTCAACAGCACCCTTAAATTTATTCATAGCAGACTCTGATGTCATGCCTAATTCTTTTTCAGACATAGCTGCTAAGTCTTGAACAGATGCTGAAGCTAAGTCAAGAACACGGGCTGCCTGTGTACCATCTTTAGTAACGTTTGCAAAAAGTGTTGATAGACGAGCAAACTGAAACTTTCCAAACATTTGCTCAATAACCTGAGCTCTATTAAGTGGATCAAGTTCATTTAAAGCTGATGCAAAATCAATAACGGTTTTCTTTAGGTTTCCTCTATTGTTCTCTACAATTTTCTTTGCATTAATACCAAAGCTTAAAAGCATATCATTTGCTTTTCCAGTTGGATTAATCAAAGATGCAAGACCAGACTTTAGGGCGTTAGCGCCTTCTGATGCATTGATTCCACCTTCTTTCATTGCAGTCATAAGGAATGCTAAATCTTTTACATCTCCACCAAGCTGTTGTACTACTGGGGCTGCTTTTGGAATTGCAGTAGACATGTCATCAAGTGACAACACTGTTTGGTTTTCTACTGCGTTAAGGAAATCAATAGATTCCGCAAGATTCTCAGATGACATTGCGAAAGCATTTTGCAAAGCAATTGTTGTTTCAAGTGCTTTTTGACTTTCTACCTGACCAAGAATAGAAAGTTTTGTTGCTGCAGTAGTCTGTCTTTGTAAATCAAGTCCCTTAAAGCCTGCAGCTGCTGCCTCTGCTGCAAGTCCTACGGTGCTTGATACTGCGATTCCATACTTTGTAAACTCTTTACCAAGATCTTTAATGTCTTCTAAAGCTTGCTTTGATTCTGCTTGTGGTGTAAATAAATCTCCATAAACTTTTTTAAATCTAATTGCTTGTGTTTCCATATCCATAAATGCTTTTGCTGCTGCAGAACCTGCAGCCATTAATGGAATTGTAAAACCAACCATGAGCTGACGACCAGCCCACTGTGTATTTTTACCAAAGTTTAATAGATTTGTAGAACCTTGTTTTAAAAGTTGGTTGAGCAATGCCTGTTTTTCAGAAGCAATCATTGTTTTTGTTGCAAGATCATTCATGTCCAAAGACAGAGGTCTTACAGAGATTGCTCTCATGGCACCGTTTGCGTCACGGCCCATCTTGATATATTGTGTCTGAAGGTCTTTTACGTTTTCTCTTGCTACCTTGTTTATTGTTTCAAACTCAGTTTTAAATAATCTACCAAAACTTTTAGAAGCTCCGCCAGCGTATCTAAAATACTCTCCCAAAGAAAACTTGTTTTTTTGTAAAGAGTCTGTAAAAGATTCAGTGGTTGTTCTTATTGTTCTCATTTGGGCAGAGAACTTGCCTGTTGCATTTATAGAGTTAATTAAATTTTGCTGCATTTGAGCAGTAACTGCATTTGCTGCAGCACCACTTTGTGCCATTGATGTGTGAAAGGCTGATATCTGTCTCTGTAAGTTTTTGATACTGGCAAGTGCTCCAGCAGTATCAATACTTACTTTAATATTGGACTGAGCATCAGCCATTCACTACACCTCTTTATTTAGTTTTATTCTTCAATGTTACTAAAAATTGCTGCTGCATCTGAAATTGCAATTCCTGATGCCGTTTCAACAATCTTATAGACAGTAGGCAAATCAATATTATCTTCTAGATTTGCAAGATCTACATCTAGTCCAGCAGCGTACTGCTCCATAGCGATTAATACACACTGCATTAAAAGATTAATTGACTTATCATTATCATCTACTACTGCTGCAATACCCTCAAACTTTTTCATAAACTTTCGTAAAAGTGAAATTTTAAGCGGTCTTAGAGTAATTTCTGTACCATCAATTAGCTTAATCGTTTGCGCTTCATGCACGGTTGTTGCCATCTTGATCCCTCCCTTAGGTTTGTATTAATTATAGCATACAAAGGGTTTATTTTATAAGGTTTGGATCTCTTGCATCTTCGTAGTCAAGCCCCATTCCAATACCAAAACCTGCTGATCTAGCATTTTGTCCTTGCAAAGATAGTACATCATTGCTATCACTTGTAGCGCCACGACTAAATACTCTTGCTTTAAGATTTTCCCATTCTTTTTGACCACGCTCTTCATTTCCGTCAGACTCTAGGTCAACACCCTGTATTGCTGCAAAAAATTTCTTTTCTTGATAATCTAATTCTCTTTTGCTTGATAGGATTGCTGATATCTCTGCTAACGATAAAGACTCTTCTAGCTCATTATAGTCTTTCCATATACCCAGCAAAAAAACCTCCGACTCAATTTTTGCCAGATCAAACTCTTCCCATGAAGGACCTGCTTCGCTTTTTTGTGCCTTAGACTTGATGTCTTGACTTTCTTGACTTTTTTCATTTTCCTCTGTTTGATCAATCTTGATATTGGCAGCAATATCCAATATTGTATGAACCGTGGGCAAGTCTATGTTATCTTCAAGATCTTCTATGCTTTTAGATATTTGAGGATAATATTGTTTCATTGCTATTCTTGTACATTCTGTTAAAACCATCATTGACTCATCATCATCTTGTGCATACTTTATCTTATTAAATGCATCCATAAACTCTCTAAGGTACTTGATCTTAAGAGGCATTATCTCTATTTCTGTTCCGTCAAATAGATAAATATTTTTTGTTTTATAAATTGATGTCGCCATGATATATCAAGTTTACCACAAAAAACAACAAAGCCCACCTCGTTATGAGATGGGCTAAGTCGTATTATTAAGTTGTTATTATGAAGCGTCGCCCCATGTGCGATCTACGATCTTACCGTATGATCCACCATCTTCTGGAAGAAGACGGAATGAAACCTCAAACATTGAAGCTTCTTCACGCTTAGCAGACACTGTTACATTTTCAATTGAAAGTGCACGGTATCCAACATAAACACGCTCTACATATGCAGAGTCTACGCAGTCACCAGTTCCTGGTCCAACTGCAACGATTCCTCGCTCAACTGGGCATTCACCGATATCTCCTGCTGACAAGTCCATTGTCTTGTCTCCGTTAAGTGCTGTGGTAAGCTTTGAATCACCATATGCTAGAGCCAATAGAAGGTTCTCTAGTGTAGCCTCAGCAAATGCTGTTGCAAGATTAACTTGCATTCCTTGCTTGTAAAGCTTAGCAACGTCAAGAATTTGGTCAACCTGTACTTCACCGAAGTCAGGTTGGAACTGCAATTCAAGACCGTTCATAGTGTAACCTACGTTTGTAAATTCTGAATCATCTGCAAGAGTTTCTCTGTATGATTCAGCGTTAACAAATGCTGGAAGAGCGTTAGCTCCTGTAGGTGCCAATGTAGTGTCTGCAATAAATAATGCTGCTGCACCAACGATAATGTTGGTAGACGTTCCACGACTATATGCCATTTATTTCACCTCTTTCTGTAAGAATAGATATTAAGTTGTACGGCGTTGTGTTTCCTCAACTCAATTATAACAGTGTTTTATAGGACTATTTTTGTGGCTAGTTTAGGCTCTGGAGCCCAGGTACTGCCTGTTAGGTCTGGCATCTGGTGGTAGTCAAAGTCAATAATTATCTTGTTACCGCCATAGGTACGAGCCGTGCCAAAGTCTATAATATCTCTGGTCTCCTCAAGCTGGTATACCTTAAAGTTGTGAAAATAGAACTGATTTTCTAGATCTACAAATCCTGTTGGGTTTTCTACTGTTACTGGCACAGTTACTCTTATAACCCTGTTAGAACACCAGTTATTAATCTCTTCTGCTGTTTCATCAAATCTGTCCATAAGTCTAAGAACAGATTCCTGTATTGTAATCATTTTTTCTACTGGGTTTTCGCCTGTTGCATAAAAATAATAAAGCAACTGCTCACATTTAATATGTGGAAAACCTTTTCTATTCATCTTAATAAGTCTATCCCATGTAGCAGCAACACCTTGTGTACTTCTACCAAAATAATCAGTTAAGTCGTCTATAGTAGATGGGGTTGATGGAAAAAATGGAAATGTAGCATTTTCTTCTCCACTATCATTTTGAAATATTCCAGATATCTGTTCCTGAAGATATTTATTAATCCATAATACTGGAGTATTAAGAACCCCAGCTGATCCTATCCAAAGCTCTGCATATGCCATTATCTAATCCCCGCATTCGCTATCCATCTATAGCCTACTTGGTATCCCTTGATCTTGCCAGATGATTTGCCTGATGCAAGATTCTTTCTGTAAACATCTGCATTATTAAAGTATTGGTAAATACCGCTTGACTTTAAGAATGCCTGAGTAAAATATCTAGTAAAAAATGTGTCAACCACCTTTTGGAAAGAGCCAGTTGTTGCTGTTCCTCCAGGTGACTGTACTACAACCTCGCCTTTAGTAAAGACTGTTTCTCCACCATCTTCAAAAACCAAAACGTCTGATCTTTCTGGTCTAATGGTTACTGGAGTGCCTTCTTCCATTATTTTTGCCTTGTTATAAAAAGGTACTGATGAGCCATCCTTAATTGATGTTGATTGCTTAAATGTTGACACAAACGAAAGGCCAAGGTTGCTTATTGTATAGTTTATATTGTATAGACGTGCATCAGGACTTCCCACTTTAGACCATTCGTATATATGGTGTAGTGCTTCTGGATTTACCCTGGCATTTGAGTCTATATATTGCTCTAATAGTTCTTTTGTCATTACTCCAACATTATTTAAAAACTTTACTTTTCCTGCTTGTACGCCTTCTAAAAATCCAATTGAGTAGTTCATGATATTCTTCATGTCTTTTTTAAAAGCAGCGTCATTCATTATAACTTTCATTATAGGTCACTTGCCTGATTCTCTGATCTTCTTAAGACTACCTTGTAATACTCTACACTGCCAAACGGACCAACTATAGCTTCAGTTGATGCTATTTCATATATAGTTGAGCGTCCGTTTCTTGGACCAGAGGTTTCTAGGTATACGTCTTCTTGCTGTGGTGTTCTTATGTTTGTTACGACTACGTTAGTTACTGAGTTTCTGTTGTTTGCTGATGAGACTCTAAGGTCTGTCTTAGTTCTTCCTAATAAGATATTTTCTTTAGTTATATTAACATTTGGCTTAACATCTTCAGTTGCTGACTGACCAGTAGGTGCAAAGTTGCAGGCAATTGATCTGTCAAGAATCCACTGCTTCTTTACGTTACCGTATGCTCCTTGGTCTACTATTGGATAGTAGACATCTGCAAGCATTGGGTATAAAAAGTCTGTTGGCTCGCATTGCATTAAAGAATACCTATTCTTGTTATACTCTGCTTATACTTATCAAGAATCTTATCAACAAGCATATTCCCAGTGCCGTCCAGTACTGTCTTGTCAAACTGAACTCTAAACTGCTCTGTATTGTATGATGTCACATATCTCTTGTAATAGTCTATTTTTCCACACTTGATGTCTTCAATAAGCATTGATGCTGCTTCATATATATCATGAGGAACAACCTTGTATCCCATTTCAAGTAAGAATAGGTAATCCCATCCTTCTGGAAAATGTGATCCAGTTGAGAATGTGTATGCATTTTCACTGTAATCTGTATCATAAACATTAAATGAATCTGATGAAGCAGTACTAATAGTTGAGCTCTTTTGCTCAGATCTATTGCCAATCATTCCTGCTTCTTCTGTATTTTTAATTATGGCAGTTTTATCTTTTGTTAATTCGTATACCCATTCACCAAGAACAGGAGATTCTAAACTTGCATCATAAACTAGCAATGAGTTTTCGTATGCCTTTAAGATCTTGTAAGTTCTGTCCCAAATAGGAAGGTAATCCGTTCCTTGTCCAGTCTTATCAAGCCACTCAACCTTGTAATAAAAACCACCAGTAATTGAGTCAATTATGGCTCTTGCAATTCTTTCATACTGTGCATACTCTGCAATCTCAGATGCTGTTGTTGCTAGTCTAGCAGGGTTTACATATGGTCTTTTTATTTCTAAGTTATCTTCAACAACAATTAAGTCTTGATCTACAGATTCCTGGTAAACAACCAGATAGTAGCTATCGTCATACTTAGTAAAATCCCCAGAAACTTCTATAGCAATCTTTGCGTCTGCAGAAGACTCTACTTCATACTCTGCAAGTATATCGTTTCTGTCTTTGTCCTTGATATGAACTATATGATCCGTGTCTGGCTCTGCAACGGTATACGTTACAAGAATAGGATATGGTGGTAATCTTAAAGCTTCCATGGGTTACTTACCGTATGCTCTCTTCACTTCTTCTGGAGAAGCTGTGCGTACAGACTTGTTTGTTATCCATTTATCAGCATCCTCCTTAGTGACTATGTTATACCCCTTGGTTAACTCACCAACACCATTCCAGTAAAGATTGCGAACTGAATAAACTGCTACCTTCTCTTTTGGCTCTTGCTTTTTAACCACTAGCTCTGATGACTCTTTAGGCACAAAGCTAAAAATTACCTCTAAAATATCATTTTTTGTACTTACCCCAAATAGGTCAATGTTATTTTTTTTTGCGTATGACTTTAGTTCAAAGACAGTCTTACTTTTTAATTCATCTATTAATGACATTGTATCCTCCACTGCTATTATATCAGAATATGACTAAGGGAGACAGTTTTTACGCTGTCTCCCTCGTCAAGTTAATTTGAGATTATGACTCTACTGCAGCATCTGCGTAAGCAACTGCATCAAGCTCTTCCCATTGTAGACCAAAGCGGACGAATACTGTGTACTCAATTGTGTCCTTCTTTGGCTGGTATGTGCGGTTTACAGTGATATCTCTCTGGAATCCCCATACACGGTTTGAAGGGAATGTAAGATCTACATAGCCTGCTGGGTAGTATGGAACTTCCTGAACGTCAACACCAAGAACACGTGTTGTACGTGCTCCACCAAATGTCTGTGCTCCACCATCTAGGTAAGCCTGACGATTAGCCTGTGTTGATCCTGCGATCTGTCCTGCAAATGCTTCTGCAACTGCATCAGCAAGTGTACCGTTATTCTTAACGATTCCCTGGAATGCATCTGTACCTGCGTAGAACTTTAGATTGTTCTTGATAGCACGGTACTTGCGTGGCATTGCTAGGATGATATCCTGCATAACTTCTGGTGTCCATGCGTTATCTGTTACAGTAACGATTGACTCATGTGCTCCACCATCTGTCTTAACACGGTTTACGAAACCTTCCATGATTGAAAGGAAGTCACCTGTTGAACCATCACCATTAATGGCAAGGTCTTCAATATCATTTGCGAATGCATTGGTCATCAAGCGAACTAGATGATCCTCAAGTGCTGCGCCTTCAATATTGTCTTCTAGTGCTTCTGTTGAAACTTCCCAGTCAAGACGAATCTTCTTGGTTGTAAGTTCTACCTTAGAGAATGTTGCACCTGCATTTGTAAATGTAGGCTGTGCCTGTGCTGCTGCACGAATGACACGCTCTCCAACGTTGACCTTCTCAAGTTCCATTGTGTTAGCACGCATTGTAACTCTACGACCATCCTTGGCTAGTACAGTTGCATCCCATACATAATCAATGAAGCGACGAGCCTGCTCTGGTGCAAGGATACCACCTGGTGTACCAGTTGGGTTTACTGCGTTTGCGCCTGTTGTTAGTCCGTAGTTTGCTGTAGCAATATTACCAAGCGAAGCTGCTGGACTTAGATTTCCGTCAGGTCCTTGTGCTACTGCACCACCAATTCCACCTGATACGGCAACGCCATCACCTGTGGGATGATTAAAAGACTTTTGAAGATCTGTGTTTGTTGTTTCTGACATATTGTTCACCTCCTAGTGATTTTGTTTTAGTTAAATAGGTCGGAATTTGTGAGGAAACGTCCGCCCCATAGGGATTTCTGAATCACTTTCGGTGATTCCTGTACAATCTCGCCGAGATCGCCAGACTTGCGGAAAGCGGTATCTGCAACTACGGCATCTACGGTCTTTCCAAACTCATTAAAGCTTCCCTTAACTTCCTTAACTTCCTCTGTTACGGATTCAAGAGACTTTGTAATTGCATCAACGTTGGCTTGCATAGCCTTTACTGTTGCTGCAAGATCGCTCAAGGCATTAGTTACAGAGTTCTGAATTTCAGAAACTGCTTTGGCAACTTCTGCTGTTGCTGTTGCAACCTCAACGATTGCTTCGTCAGCCTTCTCTGTTACTTCTTCAATAGAAGGAGCACTAACCTCTTCAACAACTGCATCTGACTTTTCTGCTACAACTTCTTCTGTAACTTCTAGTGACTTTGCAACTGCCTCTGCAGGAGCCTCTGGAGCAACCTCAACTTCATTAACTACCTCTGCTGCTAGTGCTTCTGGAGCATCAACAACTGCTGTTGTTTCTTCTGTCATAGGATTATCCTCCTTTGCTATCTTAATTGTTCTAATGCCTTTTGCACTATCAACTAAGAACTTTATCATTTCTGTTTTTTCTGAATCATTTTTTTCAACAAAACCAATGTTTTTCATTTCTTCGCCAGTGACTGGACTTACCTCTGATTCATTTGCTGACAAAGTTACTAGGCCAGATTCTGAATCGTAAAATACATTTTCAACAACTACATTAACTGATGATCCTGTTAGTGTGTCTACTCCGTCAACCTTTTCAACGGATACAATATTTGCAAACTGATTTGCTGGGGAATCTACAAGACTCAACTCAATCAAATCGTATTCCTTAATAACTCTAATTGTCTTATCTGCTTTTTCATCATATGCATCGTCCCACTTGTTCATTCGTCCCCCAATAGAAAAACCAGTGTATGTACCATCAAGAACCTTTTCCCAGGCATCCTGTGCGCCCTTTGAAATATAGGCTGAAACAAAAACACCCTTGTAGAACTTCTTTGACTCTGTATCAAAATACTTTTCTTCTTTAAATGAAACCATCTTGCCTACTGCTGATGGCTGATGCATTTCTCTAATGTTGCCACGGAACTTTGCAAATGCTTCCATTGATGCTTCTGTTGTAACAATATCATCTTGCTTATCAAGGTTGTCCAAAGATGCAAATCCAGAAACGATGCGCTTCTCTTTGTCTACTTTTGTAAGAGGCATTGACAGACGTACATTATCGCCGTCTGTTGACCAATGTGCTTTATTTATATTCATGACGATTCTATTATACCAAACCTTTTAAACATTTTCTCAACTATTGAGACGCTCTGCCTTCACCCTGTGGATTGCGTCCAGTTGTGGTTGCAGGTCCATCAGATTGACTATTGTTTCGTTCAGTATCTCTTGCTCTGTTTCCAGATGCGTTTGCTCTAGCATCTGTTGCTTGTCTTGGAGACATTTCAAATGGAGTATCTCCGTCTGGATGCTGTGGAAGACCAATTGCTTCACGAGCTTCATTTGGCATCATGACCTGAGTCTTGACATATCTTTCCAGAATCTGTGATTGAGTGATTTCATCTGTAAGTGTAAGTTCATTAAACTTTAACTCAAGAACGTCTGTTTTTTCTTTGATGATTTTGTTGATTACCTTATTCAGGTGTCCTTGAGCAGGACGAGAAACTTGCTCTTTAAATGTTCTATCTTGTGCAATTGATGCTGCGATTGCTGCTGAGTCAGTACCGCCAAGTTTTGAAATTGGCACCTGATGAGCAACAAGAATATCGTCACGATTTTGCTTTCGGTACTCTTTAAATGAACCATCTTGAATACCATTCTCAATTGGCTCCATCTTAAACTCAACCTTATTCTGGTCAGTATCTCCAGGAAGTGGGATGTAAAGAGTTCTGTGAGACTGTGCCTTGAGGCCTGTCTGCAAAAAGCGGAACATCTTGTCCTCTGCTTCTCCAGAAAGCTTTGCGCCCTTTAGGGTTACGACATATCTTGGAACAGCTTTGTTCTCAAAGTAGTCAATATTATATTGTGATGCAAGCTGATCACCAATAAGTGAAGGAAGTGCTGCAATAATATCAGGAATTCCATAGAAAGTGTTTAGTGGAGAATACTCCTTGATATGAATAATCTCATTTGGCCGTGGGTCTTCTGTAACTGGATTAGGGTTGGTTGCACCAAAGTTTCTAAAGTAAACAATCTTTTGTGCAATGATCTGCATGTATCCATCACGCAAACGGCGTACACGAATTGTTGTTGATGGTATATGACCAACATAGCCAATATCTCCATTTACTGTACGACCTATTTCAAGGTATCCATTTCCAGTGGACTCAACATCTGTGTAAACTTTTTCCATTGTCTTAGTAAATGAATCATCATCATTAAGGTTTTCTAGCCAGTCACGCATCTCAAGCTTCATTCTTTCCATACGCTTACGTGCTTTATCTGTAGCGCTTTGTTCTTTACCCTCAAAAGAAAGCATAGTACGATCTGTTGGTTCAAATGAATATCCAAGTCCAACAATGTTTGCAACCTTTGCATCAATAGCAGCGTGGTTAGCAAAAGATGTATCATAAAAATTTGCAAGTTCATATAGATTATATGGAGGAGTAATTACGTCAAATAGTCCGTAACCATTTCTGTATACCGTTCCAGGATTAATCTGCTTTGATGAAGCATCTACACCTGATGGTGTAACATTTGCAGAATCTAGATATCCTGCATTATTTACATCTGCAAACTTATTAAGGTTTCTTGCTGTTCTACGGCGAAAGTTTTGTTCTAGTCCAGAGAAGTCTTTTAGCATTTCCCATGACTTGTTAAATGGGTCTTGGTCTCTAAAAACATTTTCTTTTTCATCTTGCGTGTTTAAACTTGCAGAGATATACTGATACTCGTTATTATCCATTTTCGTACGCTTCTCTTCCATGTGTATTTAGTGTATCCTTTGCAGCTTTCCAAGCACCTAGGTCATTCTTAGATGGGATTAAACCATTGACCATACGATCCAGTTGCTCTGAGTGCTCGTCTTCTGAAATACGTGTAAGTCCAGGTACAAAGATTGCTTCTCCATCCCCTGGATCTCCGTAGTGTTTTGCTGCACTTTTTAACTCAGATATCTTTGAAATATCACTACGCATAGATTCAATGTTAAGCACATTTCCGTTACCATCAGTAAACCAACGACCATTTGCCTTTTTGTAGACATAGAGTCCCCAGTCGTAGTTCTTCTCAATGACCTTTTTGCGTACGTTTCCAACAATTGGTAAACCAGTGTTTGGATTAATTAATGGATTATTTGTATTACTCATAACCACAAGTATACCATAATGATGCTAATGTGTACCACTAGTTACCATTAATACAGCTTAATCTCACAAGCATCAGTTGAGCAATATGCTTCACCCTCAGCCTCAAGATTCTCTACACCATCATAAATAGCAGACCAATCAATCTTGCCAATTGTTCCTACATATGCGTTGTATTCTTCTCTAGAAATCTCAGTGTACGGTTGCTGAGGATATGTCTTATTGCCCATTGGAAGGAATGAGACTGCCTTAAGCTGTCCCTCATACATGTTGAGTGCTGGAGCTACAAACTGCTTTTCTGTTTCTTTGTCAAATGAGAGTGTTACAGAAACACCATTGTCTGACCAGTACTTCTGAGCTGTTGCTGCCAAACCAATCTTCTCAAACAAGCTTACCTGCTTCTCAGCACGCTTATGTCCTGATGCAACTGGGAAGTATACTACTGAGGTATTTGCTGACACTAGGTCTGCTTCAATTTTATACCCTGCAGCTTTGAAAAGATGAAGCATTGGATCAGTGTTTCCAAAACGAATTGCACGAAGGTAGAACTCTCCACCAGGTCCCCAGTGAACACCAGGTGTTGCACCAGAAAGAAGTGATACTGAGCCTGATGGCTTAACTGTTGTTACACGAACTGATTCACGAACACATAGCCACTCTGAGTACTTGTGATCGTAATGACGAATCTTGTTATAGCCCTCGTCCATCCACTCACGTGTTGTTGGAAGACCATATGTATCTGCAAATGATGCAATACCTGTCAATGATGTTCCAATACGACGGTTTCTTTGCATGATACCGTTTGTCTGCTGCCAGTGTGTAGGCATAAGAGTTACAGTCTTTCCATAAAGATATGCAAACTTCAATGTCTTGAGGAAGTCCTCCTTAGATTCATGACGATTTAAGTGCACTTCTACAAGTGTACATAACTCGTATGACTCCAATGGCTGCTCCGCACAAGGATTGAAGCCCATAATGCGAGCATCTTTATAATCAGGTGCATCTGCAAGACGGCCATAATCACGAGCAACATCAAGCCAAATAAAACCTGGCTCTCCGTTATCCGCAATTAAATCTACATAGTCTTCATATTTTGTTCCAACTGTTGCTGCAATAGAGTTATTTGACATCCATGCCCAACCTGGCTTTTCTGGATCATATGAGTTACGCTCTGGAAATACTTCTGGATTTTTTAGATTAATAAAACCATGGTCTTCTGGTGTGCCAAGTGCAAGGGTAGCAGAACGACGAACATTACCAGAAACAACACAAGTACCAATAAGATTTACAATATCTACAATGGCACGGCTATCAAGAATTTCTCCTGCTCTAGAGCCAATTACATTGCGAATACGTGTATGGAGATCAATAAGTGGTGCTGGACCGCTTGCAACCCCTCCAAAACCCTTAATAGGAGCACCTAGAGGACGGATAAGGTCATAGTTGAAAAGCTGAATTGATTGATTCTGGCGCAGGAATGAGTTAATCAAAAGACGAACTGATTCAACCCATCCTTCACGAGTATCAGGAATATCATAAGTTGATGCTGGTTCTGTTGGTGCATAGATAGGAATCTGCTTATCTTGTCCAAGGGTATCAAATCCAACCCCAATACCCAACATTAATGCATCCATTACCCAAGCAAATAATGCACCAGGATCATTACGATCAAGGTCTCTTGTAGACACCATTGCACAATTTTGAAGTGATGCAGAGTTACGCTTCTCCATAGTCATAGGTGTACCAAATGCCCAAAGACCACGACCTGGTGGAGTCCACTTTAATTCAAACATTCTTTGAAAGGCTTCTTGTGCAGACTTCTGTGCTTTGTTATCATTCCATGGTAGACGATTATCTTTAGCATGATTTTTTTGTACTGAATACATACCCTCAATTACACGGCGACAAACCTCATGCCAGCGTTCTTTAGTTCCATCTTCTTTGACACGAGAATATGTGCGAATAAATGTGATCTCTCCTAGCGAGTTAGACCCTGCATCTGAGAATCCAAATGGTGCTGGAATTAACTGATATTTATTTACAAACTCATCTGACAAACGAAATGAAAATACACTTTCTGACATTTTATATACCTTTCAAAGTAAAATTATATGAGTACTTCATGTTTTCTGAAGTAGTACCTAAGTATAACACACTTTAAAAAGAAAAACACGCTCATAGAGAGCGTGTAAATCTTTAGTATAGAGTTAGCACTCTATTTTTTTATAAGTACTATGCTTTTAAGTCTCCAATAAGTAGCCAAGCATCTGTTGTTACTTTGGTAAGTGTTGCTGATGAATATAGAGCTCTTAGAATTGCTCCTGGAGTTGCATATATCGTTACTCCAGCTGCTGCTGCAAAGCTTGCTCCACCTGCTCCAGATGATTGCCAGAAACTTATTGATGTTCCTACTGGGAATGCGGTTGTTGCATTTGTTGGAACTGTAACTGTATGTGCGCCTGAGATTTGAACCAGCTGATCACGAAGAGTAAGTCCACCTGTTGAAAGGTTGTAAGCTCCTGAGATTGTAGTTGTTGTAGTTGTAAGTGATGGAACGCCAGCCTTTGTTTGTGTACCGTCTGTAAACGCAACTCCATTTGCTGCAACTGTTACTGTTCCAGTGAATGTTGGTGAGGCAAGTGGTGCCTTTGCTGCAAGACTAGTTGTCACTGTTGTTGCGAAGTTTGCATCGTCACCAAGTGCTGCTGCTAATTCGTCAAGAGTATTTAATGCTGCTGGGGCAGATGCAATTACTGCATTTACCTGTGCTGTTGCATCTGCAATAGCCTCTGACTTAGCAGTTGCGATTGCTGTAGCCTGTGCTGTTGAAACTGGCTTTGCTGAGTCTGCTGTGTTATCCACATTAGCAAGACCAACCATTGACTTTGTAATTCCAGCAACAGTGCCTGTAAATGTTGGGTTAGCGATTGGTGCGTATGTTGAAGCTGCAGTTGCAGAAGCAAGCTTAGCATCCAAAGCAGTCTGCGTATCATCAGAGATTGGCTTATCAAGGTCTGCTGTGTTATCAACATTTCCTAGACCAACCATAGACTTGGTTATACCAGAGACTGATCCTGTAAATGTAGGAGAATCAATAGGAGCCTTATCGTCTAATTGATCCTGAATGCTAGATGTAACACCATCAACATATCCAAGCTCTGTAGCAGAAACTGTTGAAGATACCTGTAGCTTTGTCCATTCAATTGAACCATTTAGCTTCTCATTTGTAACTGAATCAGCAGCAAGCTTTTCAGCTGTTACCGCTAGATTTTGAAGTTCAGCAGTTCCTACTGAGCTATCATTCATCATAGATTGTGAAATAGTGTTAGCTGGAAGAGTTACTGTACCAGTAAATGTTGGTGACTCACTTGGTGCCTTAAGATCAAGGGCTGCTTGTGTCAGTGTAGAAATTTCCTTATCAGCATCGCTTGTGTTATCTACATCACCAAGGCCAACCATTGCCTTTGTAATTCCAGCAACAGTGCCTGTAAATGTTGGTGACTCAAGAGGTGCATAGGTTGATTCTGCATCTGTAATATCAAGCTTTAGATCAAGCTCAGCCTGAACAGCTGTTGATGTTGGCTTATTTGCATCTGAAGTATTGTCAACATTTCCAAGTCCCACCATCGCTTTTGTAACTCCAGAAACTGTTCCTGTAAAGGTAGGTGAAGCAATTGGTGCATATATAAAACCTGCAGCTGTAGCTCCAAGCTTTGAAGAAAGTTGTTCTTGAATTGATCCTGTAAGACCTTCAAGGTATCCAATTTCTGTATTTGAAACATCTCCTACTGTAAGTGATGTTGCCTCAAGTGCACCTACTGCAAGAGCATCAAGTGAACCTTCACCAAAAGCCACTACAGTTGATGGTTCTGTAGATACATCCTTAAATAGCTTCCACTTAGATTCAGATACGTCTCTAACGATACCTGCGTGCTTTCCTGTACCGTCGTTGTAAGATACAACAAGACCTAGGTCTACCGTATTTGCTGCATTTTGATGTGCAAGTTGTACCATATTGTCTTCAATGGTAATTGATGTTGCACTTGCTGCAAAGTTAGTTCCATTTACAGTTAAGTCACCTTCAACTACAAGGTCATTACTTACTGTAAGATCAGGAACAATTACACTTCCTGTAAACGTAGGGGATTCAATATCAGCCTTTAGGTCAAGTGCTGTTTGTGTAGCAGTTGAAACTGGCTTGTCAGCATCTGCTGTATTTGTTACATTAGCAAGACCAACCATTGCCTTTGTTATACCTGATACTGTTCCTGCAAAAGTAGGGGAATCAATTGGAGCCTTTAGATCCAAAGCTTGTTGAGTTGCTGTTGAAATCTGCTTGTTAGCATCTGATGTATTATCAACATTTGAAAGTCCAACCATTGATTTTGTAACACCTGATACAGTGCCAGTAAATGTTGGATTTGCAAGTGGAGCCTTTAGATCTAGAGCATCTTGTGTTGCAGTTGAAATAGGCTTAGCAGAGTCTGAAGTGTTGTCTACAGATCCTAGTCCTACCATAGACTTAGTGATACCTGAAACAGTACCTGTGAATGTTGGAGACTCAAGTGGTGCCTTAAGTGCTAAGCCTGAGTTTACGGTTGATGTTAAGGCAAGTGCTGAAGTATCGGCAATACCGTGAATATTTGTTGTGTCTGATTGGTGGTTTGAAAGATTTGTTGCTACTGTTGTAAAGAAAGCTGGGTCATCACCAATCGCTGCAGCTAGCTCATTAAGGGTATCTAATAGTTGTGGTGCTCCGTCAATAAGGTCAGAAATTGCATCATTGTTAGCAAAGTAAGGAAGATCTACCCAGTGATTTACGCCATCACCAATCTTAAATCTATTGTTGTCTATTTCAAAGCCAATTTCGCCAGCGTTAAGTACTGGACCGTCCCCACCATTTGTAGAGACCCACTGAGCTGCGGTACCTCTACGCTGTTGCATTCTTGTTGCCATTTAAAATCTCCTTAGGGTGATGTAATAGTATTATATCAGATAATTAATTAAAATTATCTATTGGTGTTCCGCCATCCCATGTACTTTCCCATGAGTTGGTATTATAACTGCCAGCACTTACTAGAACGCCAGGTTCGTCGTAAGACCCACCAGAAACAAAAGTACTGACAATTAAACCAGTACCGTCAATTGCAGTATCATGAATGTGATCCTGCAAAACTTCTGAGTCAGCCAATGTTGCAATTGCTAACCATTCACCACTATAATAAACATGAACTCGTTCAGTTACACTATCAAACCACAAATCTCCATTTGTAGGAGATGCTGGAGCATCATCTGATACTGGAATAGATGGTGCACCCGTTAGGTTATCAACATATTCCTTGGTTGCAGCGTGGTTTGCAAGTGTTGGAGTTGCAACACTAACCACACCTCCAAAGGATGCACCAAGGCCAACGATTAACCCGTTTTTTACTTTAAAATCCTTATTAACCGTTGACACTTGGCTTCTCCTTTGTTAGATTACTTCAGTAGTGTTCCAACAACCGTAATTGTTGAAGTATTATTAGCAGTAGTTACTAGAAGTCGTACATTTGATCCGTCAATGTCTGCTGAGATAGTCATTGCTGTACCATTTGTTCCGATTGTTCCGTACTCTGTTATTGCAATGTTATCAGAAGTATCAAGTGTCAAAAGTACCTTTGATATTTCTGTGTGAGTTGAGTAAGCAGTCTTTACCAAGAACTCTGCTGAGCGATAGTCTGCCTTAGCAAAAGAGTATGCTACGTTATTAGAGCTTGCTGTTGGTACAGATACTGTTGCAGCTACCTGTGTTGCAAGTGAGTTAATATCTACTTCAGTGAAGTTAGGAACAACTGCTTCAAGAGCAGTTACTGCACGAGCATTTGTGAAGTAAAGGTTTGTTCCTTCTGCAAGATCAGTAGTTGTAGAATCTGCTACACCGTTTTCTGCGGTAATAGTAAGTCCTGCACCTGTACCTGTAATTGTAATGTTTGTAAGTGAAGCACCAGTCAAAAGTTCTGCTGCTGCTGACTTAGCACGAGATGATGTGTGATAAAGGTTTGTTGCACCCTCTTCAATATCATCTGTATCAAGTGCATTGATTGCATTTGTAATTGTTGAGCTTACAGCGTCAATTGCTCTCTGGTTTGTGAAGTAAAGGTTTGCTGAACCTTCTGCAATATCATCTGTGTCAAGTGCGTCTGCGTGATCAATTGCTGCTTGCTGTGCAAGACCAATTTCTGTGCCTGTCTTGTATGCTGACCAAACCTCTGTTGAAAGGTTTGATGCATCATTGATCAAGTCGTCTGCGTAGTCTTTTGCATCTTGTTCTGCTGTATCAGCGTATGACTGGTAAGCAGTTGTAATTGCTGTCTCACGGCCATCTGTGTAAGAATTTGCTGATGTTACTGCATCTGATTCGGCTGCATCAACATATTGCTTTGTTGCTGCTCCAAGGTTTGCTGATGGATCTGCTGAAAGGACAAGAAGTCCAGTCATTGTATCGCCAGCCTTGGCTACCTTTTCTCCTGCTAGTGTGGTAAGTGTTGAAGCGAAGTTTTCATCATCATTAATTGCTGCTGCTAATTCATTAAGTGTATTAAGAAGAGCAGGGGCACCATCCACAATTGCTGCTACTGCTGCATCAGCATATGCTGTTGTTGCAATTTGAGTATTGTTTGTTCCTGGTGCTGCTGTTGGAGCCAACGGAGTTCCAGTTAGTGATGGGGATGCAAGTGGTGCCTTGTCATCAAGTTGACCCTGAATACCAGATGTTACTCCGTCTACATAGTTCAACTCAGTAGTTGTTGCAGTTACTCCATCAAGAAGGTTAAGTTCTGCAGTTGTTGCAGTTACTCCGTCAAGAAGATTAAGTTCTGCTGCAGATGCAGTTAGGTCTGAAACATTTGCAACCTGAACTGTGATTGTGTTGTCTGCATAAGAAATTGTCTTATTTGAAAGTGACTGTGTATCAGATGTTCCAACAACATTACCAGTTACACCATGGATACCAGTTGTTGCTGTTTGGTGTGTTGTAAGGTTTCCAGCAACTGTGCTTGCTGAACCTGCTGCATCGTACCAAGTATCAACTGTGTCACGATCTACAACAATTTGACCACTTGTAATTTCAAGACCTGTTCCAAGGTCTGCAGAAATTGTTCCTGATGAGTATGAAATTCCATCTCCACCTGATAGGTGATCATCAATTCGTCCTGTTGTAAAGTACTTATTTGAAGTACCCTCAGTTAGGTCATCTGTGTCGTGATTTGAAATGTCTGATACTGTACCAGTTACGTTACCAGTTAAGTTACCAGTTACGTTACCTGTTATATTTGCTGTGATTGTACCTGCAGCAAAGTTACCATCAGCATCACGCTTTACAACTGTATTCGCTGTATTAGCAGATGTGGCTGTTCCGCCAATAAGACTAACAATGTAGTCTTGATCTGCTTGCTTCTTTGTAAGAATGTCAAAATTGTTGACCTTGGCAGTTGTGCCTTCAACAATCAGCCCATTCTTTACCTTAAAGTCTTTATTTACTGTTGCCATTTTTTATCTCCTTGTTGGTTAAGCCTTTAAACCCATACGAGCAAATCGTACGGTTATAGGCGTAATACCCACTGCTGGCGTTACAGAAATATTTACTGTATTCGCCACCCTAGAGACGCTAATGGTGCCAATGTTCCCATCGTTGTCTATTGTTCCATACTCGCTAACGGAAACACCGTTTCCATCAACAAGTATAGTCATTTCTGTTGCATAAAACTTATTATCTCCATTTGTTGTCTTCTTTATGGAGACTAAGTACTTGACCATTCGCCAAACAGTTGCATCAAAGTTATCAATAACTGTTGCATTCTGAATATCTGAAATAGTGTTCTCATTGTTTCCAGACGATCCTAAGTCTGTTGACTGAGCAGCTGTAGTATCAATCAGGTTCTCATAATCTGTCTGTGTAGGACGATCTCCTGTTTGAAATGTTGACTTTATTGAGCTAAGTGGTAGTCTGGACATATGCTTATTATAGCATATTTATATTAAAGTATATAATTACTGTAGCCAATAATTTGAAGCGGAATTGGAGGAACAGCACTTGCTCCACCTGCTTCAATGCGAATTGCTGTTAGTCTAATTCTAAAAGGTAGTGTAGAGTTTATAACTACATTTTTGCTTGGAGCACTAATACTTGCTCTAATTGCAAAGTCTTGCTCAATTCTTTTTGTAAATACTGGCCTGTCTTCATATATCTTAACAGTAGCCATTATGCAGTTACATCCTCAAGGACAATGAGTTTGCCTTGAGCTACCGTCCAAACTATTGCATCCTGATCAAGTGAAACCTCAATATCAAAAATATCATTGGTTTGAAGATTGGCTGTTTGTGATGCTGTCAAAGAAACAGTAAACTCTCCAACAAGGTCATCTGCATCTTGAATTGGTGTTAATGTGTAAATAAGTGTTGCTGTATCTGTCATTTCTCCAGGAACTACTGGGTTTGTAGTAGGACGCTTAATCTGCATAGAAATGTTCCAGTCAGGGATAACCAAAGGAACTTTAGCATCATCAGTTAAATAAACCTTAAAAGCTGCTGTGTCGCCCTTAACAAAAGTCCAGTTTACGAATGGTGGTCTTTCACCAATGTCGTATGTAGATGCTTGTCCTCTGAATGTAGCCATTTTTATATTATACCACGATGAAAACAACAAATAAAATAATTTAAAAAAATATTACAAAAACTTGCCTTTTGGGTCAATTTCATGTTATACTTAGATAGTGCTACCAACTGGTAGCATCTTTAGTCTCTAGGAGGTTATTATTATGAGAAGAGATAAAAAGATTTGGATTGGAATCCTTGCTGCACTTGGGCTTATTGCACCACTAAGTAATGCAGCTAACGCTTTAAGTACTGAAAATAATCTGAGTAAACCAGCTTTAGCTGAACCTTCAACCGCCAAGGCGGTTTTTTTGGTTTCTAAGCCTAAAAGTTTGGTAGCAGTAAAAAAGAACCTAGATGTTCTATATAAATATCAAGATGCTGTTAGCCTTACAGATCGTCAGCTAAAGGAGCTTTTGCATGCCGTTGGTTTTCGTGGTGAAGGCCTAGTCAAGGCTTGGGCTGTAGCCAAGAAGGAGTCTAATGGACGACCACTTGCTTTCAATGGCAATGTAAAGACTGGAGACAATTCTTATGGTATCTTCCAGATCAATATGCTTGGAATGCTAAAAGAAGGTCGTCAAGATAAATTTGGGCTCAACTTTAACAGTGAGCTTTTAAACCCTGTCATTAATGCACAGGTTGCATATCATATGAGTAATGGTGGAAAGAACTGGTCTGCTTGGCATGGCATTACGCCAAAGACTAAAGTTTGGATGAAGAAGTTTCCAATCTAAAAAGGAAGATCTTTATTGAGCGTTGTTGGGTATTCATCGTTACCCCTCATAAATACTGTTGAAAAGTATCTTGTAGAATCACTTAAAACTGGCAAAGAGCCATGTAGGATTTCTCCTCCGTGGAGTAATGCTGAACCTGCCTTTGGCTTTATAGTGATACCAAGCTCTGGATAGTCAATTTCTCCTCCAA